GCAACCAAACTAATCTATTCACTGCCACAACTCCTCAATTAATGCTGTATGGGGCTTTATATCACTCAATGGTATATTTAAAAGCATTAGATAAGATAGGTGTTTGGAAAGGTTATTTTGATGATGCTATGACTGCAATTAAGGGTGAAGACAATGCCCGTAAAATCGATCGAAATACTTCTGTTCAAGAGCCATAAATATGACAACACCTACATACGTTTCCCCATTCACTGGAACAGTGGTTCAGCCTACAGATGTATCATATCTTGCGCTTGCACTTACCAATAATACTCCTTTATACTGGCCTGCAGTTGTTAATGAAACACAAGTAGCTGTAGCTAGAATTATTGATTGTACCCCAAACACAACCTTATTATCAATATTCTTACCTGACGCTACACAAGGAACCGTAGGGTCAGATATTTTAATTCGTAACTTGGGATCAGTTCCGTTTACAGTAAATTCATATTTGCAGGATAATGCGGTATCAATACCCGCTGGATCAGCCAAGTATTTTTATTTAACAGATAATACTACACCGGACGGTATTTGGAATAATGTAACTTTTGGCGCAGGAACATCCTCTGCGGATGCTGCAAGTTTAGCTGGATATGGGTTATCAACTACTCTTTCTGGTAAATTAGCAACATCAAGTAATATTATTCAAGTATCATCTTCCCCTTCAATTGCAGAATCTAGTCGAGCATCTACTTATGTATGGAATTCTGGTGCAGGAAGTTTTACCTTACCTAGCTATGCATCAATTCTATCTGGCTGGTATATTGGTTTTAGAAATAACGGTACAGGTTCACTCACGATATCTCCCCAAAGCCCATCTACAATCAATGGTTCTCCATCTATTACTACTAATCCTGGGGATTCTGGGATTATTATTTATGACATTTCATCTGGCAACTTTTTCACAGTTGGCTGGGCTGTTCCCAATAGTATTACTTTTTCAGCAGCTACATATGATGTAGACAGCATTTCTGGATCAGCACTTAACTTAGTGTCTAATGCCCCTATTATTGAAACTTATGTAGCCTTATCTGGTACTAGAACAACTAACCTATATGTTACTCTTCCAGCTATTACTCAACTCTATGTATTAGTAAGTCAAATTACATCAGGAGCATATAATGTTATCATCAATGTATCTGGAAGTACTACACCACCACTAACACTATACGCTGGTGATGTCGTGGTTGCAGGTACAGATGGGGGTACAATATTTCCAATTTCACAAGCATCGGTTACTAACTTTAATGCAGGTAATGGGTCAGCTACAGCACCATCGTTCAGCTTTACAAATGACTTAACTACTGGTATGTATTTAGCCAGTTCCCATGTTTTAGGATTGACAGTCAATAGTGTAGAAATGCTAAATATAGATAATACTAATATCTTAAACCCCCAAATGTCTACTACAGCAACATTTAACGCAGGACTAATTCCGGGTGGTACATTTTAAATGGCGGAACAACCTAGTCAAATACCACAACAATATTCTCAAGTATATGCTTTAGGAGTTGCTGCAGGTATTAAACGGGATGGTACCATATTTGAATCTACCGAATGTACAGATGGTGTTTGGTGTAGGTTCCAACGCGGCACACCAAAGAAAATAGGTGGATATACTCAACTATTTTCATCATTTCGTGGCCCTGCTAGAGGAATGGTTTTAAATGGATATAATGGTGTAAACTATATATTTGCAGGCAATCAACTTGGCTTAGATGTATTTTTAACAGGCCAATCTCTTGCTGTTGGTGCAGGACCATATTTTGCTCAATTCCTTGTTGGATATTCTCAATTTGCGGTTACTGCAAATACAACAACATCATTGACTATTACAAGTGCAACTAATCATACAAGTTTATATAGTACCGGAACTAAAATAGTATTTAGTCAATCCACTACTCCAACAATATATACAGTAACAACATCATCTTTTTCAGGAACAGCTACAATAGTTAATTTTAGCCCTAGCTATTCTGGAACTATCTCTAGCGTTTGGTTGGCTAATGATTACTTTACTGCAAACCCAGATTTATTATGGCAGTTTGACTTTCAATATTCTCCATTAGGGGGTGCACTTAATTTAGTCATGCATCCGGGATTAAACCTATCTAATATTGATAACGGCGTTAATACACAGGTATACTTAGGATCTACAATACCTAACTCCGGAAATCAATGGGTATTTACTGGGTTAGCCGATACTGCAGGAACAAGCCCAACATATCAACCAATTGCAGTTGATGGTGGTGTTTGTACGATTCATCCTTTCTTATTTGTATATGGCTCAAATGGCTACATAGCCAATAACAATGTAAGTTCTGTTTATGGAAGTCAAACATTAAACGATTGGAATGGCCCATTAGCCAATCAGGTCAATATGGCCTCTGGTAAAGTTGTATTTGGTGTGCCAGTTCGTGGGGGTACAAGTTCCCCTTCAGGATTATTCTGGGCTACAGATAGTTTAATTCGAGTATCTTTTGTTAATAATGGTTCTACGTATTGGCAGTACGATATTGTATCAAGCCAGACATCTATTATGTCATCTAGGTCTGTTGTTGAAATGGACGGACTATATTACTGGATGGGCGTAGATAGGTTCTATGTTTACAATGGTATGGTTCAAGTTCTTCCAAATGATAAAAATGTAAACTGGTTATTTAATAATTTAAATTACCAACAAAGGCAATATGTTTGGGCTACTAAGGTACCTAGGTACAATGAAATTTGGTTCTTCTACCCTAGAGGAACTGAAACAGAATGTACCGATGCTATTATTTATAATGTTAAGGATAAAATTTGGTATGATGCAGGCCAAGCTGAAGGAGCTCGTAGATCAAGCGGGTACACTACTGAAATATTCCCTACACCTATATGGGCCAGTTGGGATTATAATACATCCTACAGTATTGAATATGACGTAGTTGCAACACCCTCTGGAATGACAGCCCCAACCATATATCAAATATATGGTCCAGGAAACATAACCCCTACGTTTTCTCCAGGGTCTTATTTAACTTTATCTCAAATTGCTTTTGATCCAATATATCAAATTGCTTCAAGTATTTATAATGTCGCACATAATGTAACTTTAATTACTGTTACTTCTGCATTTCCATCAATCCTTAATGTTGATACAGCATTTTATTCTATTGGTGGTGGTTACGGTATTTGGCAACATGAAGTTGGATTAAATAAAGTCACACTAAATGCAGAAACTGCCATATTATCTAATTTCACTACTTGTGATATTAGTTGGGTCGGAGGAAGCCCTACGGCACATAACTCACCATCAATTAATAGAAGAACACATTTAAGACGTATAGAACCCGATTTTGTGCAGGCTGGAACACTTAATATGTCTGTCCTAGGCAAACCCTTTGCCCAAGGATTAGAAGAAGACTCAGGACCCTTCCCGTTCACCCCAGATATAGGTAAAATAGATTTACGTATAGAGCATCGTGAAGTTCGTTTAAAGTTTGAGTCTAATGAGATTGAAGGCAACTACGAATTAGGTCGTATTTTAATTACTGCTGAATTTGGGGATGAAAGACCTTAGCTAAGTATATGATTTTAAACGATATTTTTTATGTATACATACATATGAGACCATAATGACCAGTATACCAAAATTCTTTCCTTATGTACCTCACTATTCTAGCTGGGAAGACTTTAATGGTAATTTGATAATGTCTTATGGGGCTGAACCAATCGCATACACTACCGAAGATAAGTGGCATGAAACAGCTAACAATATAGCTCAAACACCTGCTTTTTCTGGGTATCCAGTTCCAGACCCTAGTTTGTATCCAAATTGGCAAGATTGGGCAAATGAATTTAGTTTAATAGTCAATGGTGTTGTGCGGTAAAAGGGCGTATAATAAGCATTTTATGTATTAGTATACTTAGATGATAACCTATCAGCAAGAAACATTAGTTACGTTTTTACCAGAGTCAAAACCGTTATTTGATGTATTTTATAATGAGGTAGCAGAGCTTTATGTTGCCCAAGGATTTAATGCAGAGTTTTATTGGCACCTAGAAAGCCGGAATAGATTAAAAATATATACTATTCGAGATAATGGTAAATTAATAGGGTTTAGCTTTTGGGTATTATTTTACCCACCCCATTATAAGACAAGTCTTACTGCAACATCAGATGCAATATTTGTATTACAAGAATATAGAAAAGGGCTATTTGGATATAAATTCCTAAAGCATTCCCTTAATGAAATTAAAAAACATAACCCCCAAAGAATATTAGTTGGTGTAAAACCTAATAATGACTTTGGTAAAATATTAGAGAGATTAGGAGCTGGACATTTTGAAACTGTATACTCATTTAAACTGGAATAAAAATGTCTGATTTCGTAACCAGCGTTATTCCGGGTATGGATTTTCTTCCTAGCGCTTCAGATATTCTTGGTAATGTATTAGGTCCAGACTCTGCTGCAACTCCAATAGATTCTGCATCAACTCCAATAGATACTTCTGGCGCAGCTCCAAATACTCCTATTGATACAACTGGAAGCCCTTATGGTCCAGCCCAAACACCACCCGGTGTCACTCCCGATCCCAGCTTACCTAATCCTGTAGATTTGACACAGACTACAACCCTTCCATCCACCGGTGGACTTCCGGGCATTCCGAGTTCCGTTACTAATGCATTGACTAATGCAGCTACTAAAGCTGGTGTTAGTGCTGGTTTAGGTGCATTAGGTTTGGGCACTACGACAACACCCACTAGCACTACGACAACACCCACTAGCAATAGTACAGGTACA